AACATCGCCGGGATTGAATCTGACGTGCTGGTTCCCGGCCCTGACACTTCGCCGCCGTCTGCAAAGAACATCGCACCGACGAGACCGCCCGGTGCGCCCGCCTTGCCGGCTAGGCCGAAGATGCCGGCAAGCGGCCCTTGGCCTAGCAGGGCCGCTTGTAGGGCCGCTTTCGCAAGCGCCCGGATCAAGCCGGCGATGATCTGTTGAGCCGACTGCGATTTTGACGAGATAGCGTCGAAGGCGTCGAGAATCTGTCCGCCTGCGAAGTTCGCCACGTCGATCATCGCCTGACGCTGCTTTTGAAGCTCCTCTAGCTTGTCGGCGGCACGACCGGAGGCGGTAGCTAGCTCGTCGATCTTTTTGCGTTCCTCGTCCGTCAGAGGGGTTCCGCGCGCCCGTGCCGCCGCCTCGGCTTCGACGAGACGGATGGATCGTTGCTTTTCCTCGTTCGATTTCCCGAAGGCCGCTGCTTCGGCATTCAACACTTCGACGGAGCGCTGCAATCGAGCGATGTAATTCTCGACCTGATCGGCGGCTTCGGAACCGCCGGAAGTTGCCGCTGGCGCGCGCGGCTGGCGCTCCAATTCGCTGTAGGTTGGACGTGTCGGCGGAAGCGGCGCGGTCGCCGGCAGGCTGCTTTTCGGCAGGAAGGCGGCACTGCCATCGGGAAGGGCGGAAATGTCGCCGCGCTTGTCCAGGCGGTCGGTGCGCAGCTTCGCGGCGATATCGGACATGGCCTTGGCGCGTGCAAGCTCTTCCTCGCTGATAATGGCGTCGTGACCGGCAGTCGCGATTCCGATGCGCGCTTGGGCTCGCCTGTCGGCATAGGTGCCAGCATTGATCTTCGCCAGTTCTGCATAGGCCGCTTTGGATTGAGCGTAGAAACTGCCAAGAGTGACGGAGGCGCGGCCGATCGCTTCCTCGATGTTCACCCATCCGGCTTTGATCTGTAGACCCAAAGCGCCAAGGTCGTTCATAACGGGGACCATCCCGTTTTCCATTTCGGCGCGCGCCACCTTCAGCCGTTCGGTCAATTCGTCGGCTTTGGCGATAAGCTGGGCATCGAATACCGCGCCCGTGTGGCGAGCCTTTTCGCCCATAGCTTCGACGTTGACGGTCCCGTTTCTGATGCCGGCGACGATCTGTTCCGCCGCCGCGCCGCCCCCGAAGGTCATTTCAGCGAGCTTTTGGGCTTGAAGTTCCTTGCCGGCGTTCAGCATGTCGCGGATGGCAATCTTGATCGATTGAATGCGCTGTTCAATATCGCCAGCCTTTAGGAAGGCGTTCAGGCCGTCGCCGACGACCTGTCCGGATCGATAAAGCTCGTCCAGCAACTTCTGAACCGGGCTGATAATGATTTTTCCCAGATCGTCAGATCGATCTGCTAACGCGGCGCGGGCGTTCGTCAGTGCTTTTTCAACTTCCGCGACCTTCAGTCCCAGCTTTTCGGCCTGGTTCGTCCAATTCTGAAAGAACGTGGTCCCGACTCCCGCTGCGTCTGCCGCTTCGGCGATTTGCCCCATGCGCTCGATAGCTTCGGCTGCTTTGTGCGCGGCCACAGTGAAAGCAGCAAAGGTGCCGATTGCGACGCGGTAGGCCACGACGAAATGAAGAGCGCCCTTCAGTGCCGTACTCATCAGGTTGGCTGATCGCTCAACATGGTCGAGGTTCTGATAGAGCGCTACAGCCGCGGCGCCCATAGTGGCGAAACTGCTGATGACGCCCGCGGCGGTCTGGGCGTAGCTACGATCGATCCGTTGTGCGGATTGCTGTCCCTTCGCGGCCATCTTCTCGAAATTATCGTTCGCGGCCTGCTGAGACTTCTTAAACGCCGCCTCGAGCTTTTCGGTGCGCGCCTCGAGTTCGAAAACAAGGGCGGTGTTTGAATTTGCCATCTATGCTGCCTCCGGGAGGAGAATATCCCAATCGTGACTGTCGCCTTGGTCGGCGCGACCTACGGCCATGACTGAAGCGACGACAGGATCGACCTTGTCGCGGCTTCGCCTTTTGGTGATTTTCATGTTTCCGGCCGGATCGGTGTCGATCGCGACGTTGCCGATCGACCATCGCAGCACGGGGTGCCCGCCGTGCCGAAGCTTTCGATCCAAAACCGCCCGTTCAAACGCTTTGGTCGGCGCGGCCATGGAAATGAAGCCCTGCCGATGCTCGATAGCCGGAAGCCCTTTCTTCAAAAGGCTGTTCATCATGGGGCGCGCCGAATAGATATCCGCCGCGATCTCTTGAACGTCGAATTGTTCGGTAAGCTCGATGATCTTCGCTTCGATCATGTCGAAGTCGTTGACGTTGCCCGGTGTGACGGTAAGAAAACCTTCGGCAGCCCATTGCTTATAGGGTGCTTCGCCGCGCTCCTGGCGCGCGCGCAAGCTGGCTTCAGGGGCATATATGTAAGGAACGATCGTGAAGCCGCCGTCGGGGTCGCGGAAAGCGATCGTTACGTCGCTAAGGTCGCTTGTCTGGCCCAAATCGACGCCGATCCAGGCCATTTGGCCTTTGCGCGCGGTAAGATCGATCGGCGTTCCGTCGTTTTCGTCCCAGATGGCGATATCAATCCACGGGTCGGATTGATGGTCCAGCCAGACGCAAAGATGATCGTTCAGGAATTTCTCGCGAACCGCCGGCCGGTCGTTTGCTTGGCGGGCAGTTTCCCGAAGCGAGGGCAAGTCTGGATATCCGAGCGCAAGGCCGGGATTGGCGGCGTGCCAGACTTCCTCGTCGCGCCAATTTGCGGCGGCGGGCGTCTCGAAAAGGATCGGCAGGACAGATTCGTTAATGATCTCGCGGCGCGCAATCTTTCGAGCATAGTCGAAAACTTCATGCGCAAGATTTTCGGTGCCGCGCCCGGCCTGGGAGATGGTGATCGACAAGGTTCCGGCCGTCTTAGCGAGGCCGGTTTGCAGAACATCAAAAAGCTGGCGTTTCTTCCAAGCGTGAATTTCATCGAAAAGGACGAAAGACGGAGTTTTACCGTTCTGTGCGTTCGCGTCCGATGAAACGGCTTTCAGGGTCGCGCCGCTCTTCCTATGCGTAATGTCGTGCCGCCCATCCCGAATTCTGGCGACGGCAGCAATACGCCGGTCTGACTTCACAAAGCCAGCCGCCTCATCGAAACCGATGCGCGCTTGTGCGCGGTCATAGGCAGCGATGACGACTTGTCCGCTGGGCTGCTTTTCCGGTCCAACCGTATGAAGGAGAGAAAGCGCCGCGCCCAATGTCGTCTTTCGAGCGCCCCGGCTTACCATCATGATAACTTGGCGAACGATCCGGGTGCGGTCCGGGTGACGCGGCCCATAGATGCGTCGAACGATTCGTTCCTGCCATGGATCAAGCTGGAAGCGCTTTCCGGACTTCGGGTGCCGAAGCGCCCGGCAGAATTTGACCGCGCGTTCGCCATAGCCGAACGGGTCGTCAATCGGGCTTCCGTCGAAGATCCAATGAGGGTAAGTCGAAGCCGGTACGGTCAATCGAGCCCCAAATCGTCGTCATCGTCCCGCGCGTCGTCATCGCGGATTGCCGGACGCGAGCGGGAAACGGGAGTGAGGCCAAGTTCGGCGGCAAGCTGACGGGCCTGGGTCGCCGCATCGTTCTGGACGCCGACAGCCGGATGCCGCTTCGGCCCGGACGTGCCGTCAAAGAACATACCTTCGGCGTCGATCGTCCGTTGCGCTTCGATAATGCGACCAATCTGAAGGCAATAATTGGCGAACGTCGCCATGTCGGCTTCAGTAAGAATGCGCCGCTCGATAAGCAGGGGAATAACACGCTTCCATTCCGCCTTGGCATCTCGCGACAGCCAACTAGGCGGCTTCGGCGCGCTAAGCGCCGCTGATGTCGAGATTGCGACTGACGACGGTTTGCGGCCGCGCAAGCTTTCCTCCTTCGGTTAGGATTTCCAGACCCCGGCGCCGGCCGATCTCAACAATTTGGACGATGCGGAATTCCCTGCCATCGAAGATGATCAGGTCGTCGGGCAATAGGTCGCTGAGGTAGCGAATCTTAAAAGTGACTTGTCGATTACGCCGGATGCCCGACTCCGATTGTTCGAACGCCGTGCGGGCTTCGATGACTTCCGCCGGAATTCGAGCCGATCGGGGCGAAGCTTTAACCTGCGGCACTCCGTATTCATCGAGCACGTCACCGCGAACCTTATCGCCGATCTGTTTCGGAACGGGACGGTTAGGGACGGTGCGATGAAGCTCGATAATTTGGGTAAGGCGGCCTGATCTAAGCATCGGTCACGCCTTGCTTCATGTCTATAAAGCCTTTAGCGAATGCGCTCCGTTCGCCATCGGTGTTCGTTAGCACAATGTCGAAGACATACATGCCGGCGGGCAGCGTCTTCCGCGCAATGGAGATCGAAAACTTGCCGGGTATGCTGTCGATATCGAGCCTTATGCCCGCGAAATTAAGGTAGCCGGTGTCCGCTGGCGACTTCTTAACCAGCGTCAAAGCCGGTGGGTCGAGATAGTCGCCATTGCTATCAAGCCGGTCGCAGCAGCGCTCCGGGCGGATATCCATAACCGCCTCTGTCCAGCCGTTGCCGGCGAAAGACCAGTCACCGAGTACGCCGTCTTGCGTCCGGTAGAGCGAAAGCGAGTTGTCGCCGTTCGTGTACATGCGAAGGGTGCCGAGGTAATATCCAGAATCAACCATTGGCGCGCTCCTGAAGGATGGCGGCGACAGAAACGACGCCGTGCGCATAGAAGTGCGGAGGCCTGGGGTCGCGCATGAATCGATCCGAAGTAACCCGAAGGTCGCTGCAAAAATGATCGGTGATATCCCACCATGCCGGGCCGGAAAGAGCGGCGCGCACTTCGGACGCGATCTTTTTGACTTCTGTTCGGCCGATTTCATCGGTCCAAATATGGATGTCCGAATAGGTTCTCAGCTTGAATTGATCATAAGCTGTCGTGCCGTCACCGATAATGATACCGGGAATGCGCTCCGGCAGCCCGTAAGCGTCGCGAATATCGTCTGGCGGAACGAGCGCGGTAAGGGCGCTGTAGCCTTT